TTTTATACTTTTAATAAGCGACTCTAATTTTTGCACAATCATTTCTACATAACTTCCTATCACTGCACCAGCCCGTTGTATTTGATCTTTATGTTCTTTTACCCAAGACTCAACAGCACGAGAAAACTTATACAACGCAGGATAAATAGCGTCTAATGTAGGAAGAAACAAATATCCAACCGCTTCTGCAATACGTTTTTGAGAAGTTTCAAATGATACTGCTGCTTTTTGTGCTCCTGTAAGAGACTGTTCGTATAACCCTGCTTTTTTTGCCCCCTCATCCATAAAAGCATTAAGGATAGCTTGCGATTTCTGACTTTGGTTAAGAGCGTTAGCAGAAACACCTATCGTAGCTGCATACCGTCTGTAAATTTGGTCTAAATTAGGAAGGTTAACCACCTGATCTAGGATCATCGTGTTTCCTGTACGCATAGCCTGTGCTAGTCGTCCCAATACCTCTGCTGAACCCATGCCAGTACCGATACCTAAGTCTCGTGCTGCTTTTACCGCACTTTCCGCATTAGCAAGATCTATATTTGATCTAATCAACTCATTGATAAAAAGCGTAGCCTCTTTATTGCTGATGTTGAGAGCTGCCACAGCGTCTCTTGCCTCAAAAGCCTTATCAACATTAACACCCATGTTTTTTGATAAAATCTGCATTGCCATTTCTAGTTCCTGTATGGCTGCTGCTTTCATACCTAAATCATGAACACTTGAAATAACACCAGTAACAGTATTTTTAAGAAGTTCCAAGCCCTTTGTGATAGCAACAGTAGCAAGACCACCCATAGTAAATGCAGATACAAGTTTTCCAGTAGAAAGAGAAGCTTTTTCAGAAGCGTCAGAAACGCCAGTAAGCGCAGGCTGGATTTCGTTTATTTTCTTTTTGATTTCTTCTAATTGAGCGTTTGCTTTATTAACAACTTCAACTAGGATCTGTAGCTTGTTGTTGTCCATACCTTCTTTTTGATTTGTACGCCTCTACTTCATTTTGAGTATGTAGATACATCTCTAATAGTAGTATAAAACTGTTTGGCTGAGAGCGTAAAGTCCAGTAATCCCAACCCGTCGAAAGAGCAAGGTCTACAAAGCGAAACTCTATGGGGATTTTACCTGTATTAAGCAGAAGACTCTTCAACAACTTTTTCTTCAACGCCTTTTTTTTCCTCTTCGGTCATTTTTTCCTTTTTTATGACTTTGGTAAGAGCCTCATCAAGGCGTTTCCACTCTTTACTAGAAAGCATTGATTTGATGTTTTTTGGCGTTGGCGGTTCCTGTCGTGTCCATGAAACAACTAAAATTTCAATACATTTGTTTTCATAATCACGAGCTAAAGAGGCTTTAATATGGGGAAGTTTTAACCGATCCGTTTCTTTTTTCGTGCTTTCTTTAACACCAGCTATGTCTTCAAAAGAAAACGCATTAAGATAGACGCTATCTATTTCTTCTTCATCCCATTGAGACAAAACATTTTTATACGTAACAGTGGTTTTTGAACCATCCAGCAAAACAAGCTCTATAGTAGAGGTCATCATATTTCCTTTTTCCTTTCTTTAGAACGCTGACAAACTATTGATAATAGTTACGGATAAACCTTGTCCGTCGGTAGTATCATACTGTGGTTTATACGTAAACTCATCGTAAATTATATCGCCTGTCTTTAGGGGAGCTTTTGCATTGATTTGTTTGATGTTGTTGAGCGTAATACGCAGTTCTTGATTTGTTCCAGAAACTAACGTGCTTAAATGCTTAATAACAAGCGCTCGTTTTGTTAATGATTGATACTCATCCCACATTGCAGGAGTATCAAAAAATACTTTCCCTTTCACTTCTGCGTCTACTTCTGTATGAACGAGTGCAACAGGGTCAAAAGATCCACTTCTTACCTCTCCTGTGTCTGTAGCAAAATCATGTGAAACCATCCACTCTGGTGAAACTTCAAGTCCCGTATGAGCTGCCGAGGCTGCTGCCGAAGCAGTCGCCCCAAACCTAAACTCAGTTTGTGGAAGCAAAAACGGTCGTTGTAGTGAAAATGATGGCGCTGATACTGGTCTAAGACAGATATAATCATTAGCTGCTGCTCCCCCTGCTGAAGCCACTGTAACAGTCGTATTAGTAACCGAAACAACCGTAGTGTCAACAACTGCTCCGCTTGCTAAGAAAATGCGGACAAGATCAGATGCAACAAGACCTTTTGTTGGAACTGCGTCATACGTTGTATCAAGCGTTAAGACGTTTGATGAAACATTAGTAATTTTCCTTGTAATAAATGATCCTACACCCTGTATAGCCACGTCATATTGTAACTCACCGTCTTGAAACGATGATTTTATTTGACTTGCTTTAACACCCCAATATCGCTGTACCAAACGACCCTTCGCAATATCAACAGTAAATGAGCTTACAGGAACATCAACAGTAAACGGCCACGTGTAAGGGCCGGAACCCGATACCGATCCACGCTTTAGAAGCATTGACCAGATATAGAGTGAAGTGTTTGGCTCTGCAATCGTTTTTACTGTACCACCGTGAGATCGGAAGCCTTGGAGCGCTTGGTAGGTTTTGAACCTATTACCAATAATAAGATTTTCTAAGATAGGATTAACATCAACAGTTACATCTTCTTCAAATAAAGGTATGTAAATAGTTGGCGTTACTGGCGTACCGCTTGTTGTTTCTTCTTTTACGGACATGTATTGTAAATCACTGATATTTTCTGGCATAAATTACTCCTTTACTTTTTAACGACTTTCGTCGGTTCTTTAACGAGTTCAAAATTGGGATTTTCAATCAACGTCTCAACCTCAATTGTTTCTCCTGGTTTAACCTCACCTACACCAATAAGCGATTGTGTTGTGTGTGATATGTTTTTATAAATAAACTTCATACTTTCCTCCATTATATGAACCTTTTTTTTACGATGTCAATCAAGTACGTGAAGGTACTTTTACAAGTTCTCTCAAATTAACAGTAACATGACACTCTTCGGTTAGCAACTCCTGCGGTCGAGGGTTTACCCCATAATCAATACTTGTTTCATTTTTAACAAATCTATCACCAATAGTAAGAGCTTTACGAAGCACACCCATAACCGTTTCATCAGCGTACTCACCGTTTGTTTTATTGCGTCCCGCCACTAATTTCTCTAGTTTTTCACGCCATAAAAGCGTATCTGGTGATTTTCCAAAATCATCTTTTTTATTAGCCACAACTTTTACTATAACCGTGTGATTGACATAATCATGACCTGTCGGACCAGATGTATTTTCCTCTATGTCTGCTTCAATAATAATACACGGCATATTTGCTTGAGGGATAACAAGAGGATCACCAATATAGTAGCCTTTATAAATATCACCAAAAGCGTCTTGAAAACGTTCTCTAAGAAGCTGGGAAACAGTTTGTTTATACTCCATATTACAACCTTCTTAATAAACCTTTTTTGATTATATTTCCTATTGCTCGATTAAGCATTTGATTTAATGCAAGCATAGTCCTTTTTGGCATGTTTCTGCCACCAGTTTGGTGTATAGCAAAGTATGGAGCTATATTATATAGCTTCAAAAACGTGTCTGTTGATGTAAACCGAAAACTATTACGTAATCTGCCTGTGCGAAACAAAATCCCTCGACCTGGGTATTTTTTTCCCTTCCAGCTTGCGTATGTTGGTGATAGCTGCTGCCACCTACTGCCATATATCTGACCTTCTGTATCAAAAACCGTTGAACTATAAAAATCTTTCAAATACTCTCCTGTTTTCATCAACTCAGGACGAAATGATTTGAGCTTGTTTTGTATGTCCTTTATGGTAAGCAACAAACTTTTTTCATCTAATACTGTAAACAAAAGTTTTATCATATTAGAACACTTTATTGATACGAAATAATCGCCCCTCTGGTGGATCTAGCTCTTCTGCTGTATTGTCTGGATAACCGCTAATCGTGTCAATGTTTCCTGCAATAACTTGCTCATCTATCCCTATAAGAGCGATTTCACCTGACACTATTTTAGCCAATAAAGCCTGCGCGTGTTGTATTTTTTGCTGACCTTCTTTATTTGTTCCTTCTTCGCCTGGACCGTACGCAGTGATAAGTAAATACCCTGCTGCAAGCAATTTTGTAATATTTCTTAATATTTTAGGAACATAAGAGAGTGGAAGTGTATACCGAGCTGACAAAGCGCCTTTTACTTCATCCTGTGCTTCGTCTAATCGGTCTTGTATCATTTTATCTGTTATAGCAAAGTTGTTAACAAACCCAGCCTCAATCCTCACGTCGTCAATAGAACAGTAGTAACCAAACCCACCACCTCTAACCGCAATAGAGTCGCTTATATCACTTTCATTTGCGCTATCGCTATTGTAGTACGTGTACTTATACCAATATGAAGACGATCCTACTGGATCGTTATACTCTGTTTCATCCTGATCTGCCTCTATATTTACCGTAGCAATAGTGCTAAATGACCCATCAACAGGAACAGAACCATTGACATTATTTGCACGCTTAAACTTTATTTGATCGAAGCGAAGTTTTACTAATTTTTCACCTCTATTATGTGGAAACGTAAAATTAGTCGTAGCAGTAATAGTTTGATTAGAAATAGAAGATATTTTTTTGATCTCTGCGGTTTCACCCTCCCCTATCCGAAAAAAATCACTATTTGCAAATCCTTGAACATTTTTAACGGTAACGGTTGCTTGTCCAGAAGCAACATCAGCGTTTACCTCTGTACGCTCTGCGATGTTATCGCTATCATAATTTGGCGCTTTTAGTAATTGAGCCATATTACCTCCGTTTTAGTATAACACGATCAACCACCTTGCCTAACGCTATCGTAGATTATTTTCGTGTGATCGTAGTTTTCACTAATTTTTTTCCTAAAGCAAGAGTTTTACTCTTATATTGCAACATCCCCCTGAACTTTCCAAGTGTCTCGCTAATCCTTCGTAAAATCTCATCAACACCAACACCAGTATCAGAAACAAAAACATTAAGGAGTATAGAAAGCACATCATTTCCAGAACCATTATCGCTTAAACCAATTGTAACGGCATTAAAAAGCTGATCAACACCTAATCCGATGTCTGATATAGATATTGACGCAAGAACATCTAGAGCGTCATTAGCTAACCCTGTATCATTTATAGCGATGTATGTGAGAAGAAAAACAGCTTCAACAGCATTTCCACTATCCGAAATAGCCACATTAGCAATGATATACAGTGTTTCAACGCCAGAACCACTATCAGTAACAGCCACAAATGAAGAAACGTACACGTCATCAACTCCATTACCAGACTCCACAACTAATATAGAGGGGATAACGGTAACCTGATCTGCGCCTGTGCCCGTATCAGACAAAACAATTGAAGCTAAAATTGCCAATGCTTCTGCACTTGTGCCTGTATCTGACACAGCAATTTGAGCAAGCAAACTTAATGCGTCTACCCCACTTCCTGTATCGGAAACAGAAATATTTGCTAAAAGTGAAAGCAGATCTGAGCCTGTTCCTGAGTCCGATACAGGTATACTTGCAGAAACACTAAAAGTATCCACGCCAGAACCAGTATCAGCCAAAGGCACTGAAACAGCGTTGGTCAATGTATCTGTTCCTGAACCAGTATCAGAAAGAGGGATAGCAGCTTGGATAGTTGGAGCGTCAGCACCAGAACCAGTATCGCTAATATTTATAAGAGAAAGACCTGAAGGAACATTACTAAAAGAGAAAAAACTACGCTTTTTATAAAGGATCGTAGGGTCAGCCATCAAAAGACCAATTTCTTTATCGCTAATAATCCTCTTCCACGCACGAACAAGCAATATACCGCCATCCCACCCACCACCAATTAAAGCTCTACCAATATAGATTGTGTTCGGAACAATAATCTTTGTCCAGCCAGCATCCCACCTGTTCGTCAGTTCTAAAGCAACCCCGTTATCCCACACCCTCGGCACATTGTCTTTATTGGTATGATCGTAGGTAATAATATAATTGTGCCAAATATTATTAGTCGGATACGGTGTACTCCACACTTTTTCTCTATCCGTATAGAAAACATTAACTCGTTGTCCCCACCCAGAGTCCCAGTTATCATTTTCCACACCAAACCACTGTGTATCGTTTACTGAGTCATAGTATCGAAGCAAATTACCATATCCAGTACCACTCCCACCACTTTTACGAAGATAAATAATTTGAGCAGAAATATACTGATGAGCGCCAAGAAGAGGATGTATCCACGCCATGCCACCAGTAGGCTGATTGAAATCAGGAGTTTGACCGCTGTATTTACCTGATTGAGAACCTAAATTAGCATTAGCAACACCCCTAATACCAGTAACAAGATCAATACCTTTATATGCGCCATGAACAAATGGACAATCGAAGATTAACCCACGAAAGAGGGAGTGTCGCTTATCAAGCCTAGGATTACGTGGTATTGAAATTGCCATACCATACTATTGTACTTCTGGAACATAATAAACATAGCCCTTATAATGATCCCCTTCTGTGCCGTGCAATGCTTGATCGCTTGCATTTTTTACAGCAACTCCCCACTCTGGACCAAGAGGACCAAATGGCGATGTATCGAAGTCTCCATAAAACACTTTATTACTTGTGTTCGTTACAACAATAGTTCCCACTTGTTGAGCATTTTCAATCGTTATAGCTGCGTCAGACGCACCAGCACCATCAGTACGGTAATTAGAGCTAGAAGGATCATTACCTCGTAATAAATAAATCTCATAAAGCCTTCCTGCGGTTGGAGCTGTAGCACCCGACTTTATCTTAAAATAAAGAAGTGCTGCTGGATAATTATTAGTCGAGTTATTAATCATTGTCGATTGACGACTTGAACCTGCTGCTAAAGAAGCAAGCGTAATCGTAAACGTGCTTTTTGATATATTTTTTGTTTTTATTTCATTAGCCATATTATCCTCTCGGTATAGTAACAGGTAACTCTATCCCACTTACATCATCACTTAATTTTAGAGCCTCTGCAACCATTGTAACAGTTGGAACATTAGGACAATACTTTACACCACGCATAATATCATTAAACCTCACGGGACGCTGGATAATTTTCTTTTTCTTAACAGTAAACGATGATCGTAGCAGTTCTTTAACTTCTTGATCAGTTTTCCCTTTATACCCAATTTTTTCTGGGTCTGTTTCTATTTCTTTTTTTATTGCTTCGTTTATTTCATCCTGAAGCGCCGGAAGGGAAACAAATATTTTTCCTTCGCCATCCATAACTACATTAAGAGCGTCGTAAATCCTGTTAGGATCGTCAAAATAACGTTGAAGTATTGGGTTAGTAACTGCTGAAAGTCGTGAGCTTTGTATGCTTACATCTTCCTGTATTGAAATAAGTGGTTTAATAAGAAGCTCAACAATTTCTTCTTCACTCTTGCCTTTATATCCCATTTGAGCAGGATCTTTAATAATTTCTGCCTTTAAGATCAAAAGTATTTTATTGTGAACGTCCTGAGCTGCTTTGAGATTTGTTTTGAGCTTATCGTCTGAGTCTTTAATTTCAGTAAGACTATTGCGATTTTCCGCAATTTTATCTCGTATGAAGTTAATAAGTAGTGTATCTGCCATATTACCCTAGCAGGTTTTAGCTGAGGGTAATATCAAGGGTAAGTTGCCATGACTGACCACTCGTCTTGGTCCCCTGCGCTGAAACCTTGCGATTTAAGTTTTTACCTGTACCAGATGATGCGTTACATACACTAAACTCGTTCCATGCAAAATTAGCGTCGCCAGATCCAAATGTAGATCGAAACGTAATTTTCTGAGAAGTACCGTACGTTGGAAACGTAGCGTCCATTGATTTGTAGAGCTTATTTGTAGATGCTTGCAAATCTGTTTGTGTAGCTGACTCTGCTGTACTACTATCTCCAACGGCTAGGTGTGAGTTTGCATTGTTAAATGCCGTACCACCGCCACCAGCACCCAATGTCCAGAGTTCGTTAATACCTTCGTTTAAGAGCATGTTACCATTGATAACAGATTGTCCTTTATACCCACCGTATTTTTGTTTTACTAAAGAAATCGGAGCACCTGCACGCATTAAGGCTTCTGCCTCTAAAAGGATTTCAGGATCAAACTCAAACTTTTCAATCGTCCAAATAGCGATTTCGTGAGCTTTTTCCTGTATGTGGTGTAGTATGTTCATAGTTATGCTTTCCTTTCCTTCTCCTTTATCAGATTGTCCTATCATGCTTCCACCTGTTCTAGTGATTTTAAGAACTGATAAGCGTCTGCGATAGTAACCTGTCTAAATGCAGACACAGTAGGATCGTAGATCTCTGTTTTACCGTTTAAGATCATTAGATCTTTATTGCCTAAGACTTCTCCATTGTTAATTTTTTCTTGAACATTTGCTTTTAGTTCTGCTTCGTATAGTTCTGCTGTGTCTGGTAATGCCATAATACCTCCATCGTATGCAACTTTTTATTTTCCGTCAACTCCTACGTTCTACATAAAGTACAACGGTTATGTTTTTTGCTCCTGTTTGTGCTCCACCTGCAACAATCTGCAAAGTACACGCCTGCCCTGCAATAGCAGGGGGAACAGTAGGACTTTCAACAGTTTTTGCATTGTGAGCTAAAGAACCTTTTGAGTAAATTGTAAATGCGTCGTCATCAATAAGATTTAATGTAGAAGTAACTGAACCAGTGAGAGCAGGGATATTAACTGCTACGGTACGCAAAATACCGTTTATTTCAATCGTTGCACTTCCCGTAGTGCCAGCGTCGGCAATCGTTAGTGTTTTTTTAATCTTTTGTATACGGTATTTCATAAGGTTTAGCCCCTTTCGGGTATCAGGCACATACCATTAGCCTTTGTTGTTATATAAGCACAACTTCAACTGTTCCAGAAACTTTTCCACCTGCTGTTGATTTAGCAGAGGTAATTGTTAACTTTTCATTGGCTGCAAATGTGTTATTGGCTGACGGTGAACATGTTTGTTCATTTCCTAAAGGTGCGGAAGCTGCATGAGTCAATACACCATTTGTCATACTTGTACCAGCATGATTTTTAGCAGTAAGTGTGCCTGCGTCTGTATCTGCAAGAGCTTTCCGGACAATACTATTGATCCGAACAACTTTACATGCCCAAGGAAACTGGATTTTTACGTCTCCAATCTCTCCTGTTTCAAATGAGTGATCAAACGGAAGAACAAACCTCATGTTTTTTGGTGTCGATTTGACTCTGCGCCTGATGAACTCTTTTACTGTAGCCATGGTTTAGTCCTCCTTTGTATTTTGCTTACCTGTTTCTTTTTCAGGCTCTTTTGTTTCTGCATTTTTCTCTTTGGGCATGCTTTCTTGTTTCTGAGCGACTTTCGTCGGACGTACTTTTTCGATAGCTCCTGCGAGCAACAGTTCTTTCGCTGACTTTTCATCAAAATCTGCTACCTGACCTGCTTCAAACAAAACACCGTCATGTAAAACATTACTAAGGACTCGATACACAGTTTTCCTCCTTTTACGCTATTGCGTTCTTTATAAGATATGCACACTCGGTTGCAACTGGCCATCTCTTGTAGTACATAGATGTACGTACATACGTAGTGTTTGTACCGATTTCAAACCATTTTTCAGTTTTAACTCCACCTGCGGTTGGTTTCTTTGCCAAATGCACTCCAAAAGTAACAATACGCGGCCTGATGACTGGCGCTATGTAGAGTAACCAAGCATGCTTACCCCACACATATGCCATTGAGTCTGTTTGTCCTTCTTTGGCTGAGTTAACCCGTGCTCTTGCAACCAACACCTTATCAACTTCAAAAAGAGCTTTCATGTGTTCGGTTGTCAATAGACCCCGTTCACTGTACTTAAACCTCTCTAAGAGATCTGGGTGTTGCTGTAAGGTCATATAAACCTGTTCGGATAACACTAGAGTGTTTGGCAACATCCCTGATCCGCTAGCGACTGTTTGGCGAGCCGTCTTGATTACTCCGATTGGATCAGAGCCATCGTAATCAGACCATTGATCGGTACTAGACAACGTTACATTTTGGGTAATGTTTGACGTATTAGCCATGTAGTCAGCTAATCCTTTTTCTCGATTAAGCAAAAGCACATCCGTTACCATTTCGGTAGCGTCTTGTTCTGCGTCAAGAACAGTGTCGGCTGCGTCCATGTCCTCTTTTGTGATGTCAGTTTCTAAACTGTGCTCAGTCAGAGGACCATAAGCAACCTTCGTCAAACCATAGTTCACCTTGTTTGCCCGTGTGCCAGGCGCCCTATCATCATTAGCCGTTCTAAACGATGATTTGTCATACTTGTAGTAGTATCCACTGTCTTTTTCAACTTCAACTACCGGCATGACTTCCCCTGCTATGTAAGCTGGGTTTTGGTACTTTACCGAAATATTGGTAAGTACTGGGTCAACATATACTTCTTTTCCTGTTGGGTTCATAAGTTATCTCCTTTTCTTTAATATCTGAAAAATGCATTTTCTATTTCAATTATATCGCCGTCTACTGCTGCCTCAAGCGCTCGCCCTATAACGATGTTTCCTGCTGTTGTAGTAGCGACTGCTTTTCCGTTAGCGTCTGATGTTACCCAATCACCCGCGTTGATGGTTCCACCAGCCTTTACTTTACTTGTGCCTTGAGAGTTACAAAGTCTTACATTAGCAATTTGATTAGCCGTTGGTTTATTTTGCAATATACCAAGTATGCTTTCTGTTGCTCCTGCTGCTAAAGCTACTCCGTTAGCTGTTGCTCCAAGTTTCAAGATAAAATACTGCTTAGCAGATAAATCTGCTTCTGCGATAAAACCTCTGTGTCCTTCAATATTTTGTGTTGCCATAATGTTCTCCTTTACTTTTTAGCTACTGCAACGTGTACAGTAGGATGTTCATTAATATATTGTTGTTTTAGTTCGGGGTTTTTGTCAAGCACCGCATTAAGCGATTGGCGATACGTCTTCCCCTTACCTTGTTCACTTGCCATGTATTGCTCTACAAGAGCGTTAATTTTTTCTGTTGCGCTTGCTCCAGATGTTCCTTCGTCTGATCCTGCTTCTCCTCCAAGGGCTTTAATTTTTGGGAGTGTTTTTAGGAAAGCCTTGAACTTATCAGCCATACCAGCTTCCATTGCTTCAAGTAACTCAACAACCTGATCAACGTGTTTTGGCAGTAATGTGCCTGCGTTTGTTTCTGAGGCACACATCAATCTAACTTCATCAGTCAGTTTTCGTTTTCTCAGTTCTTTTTCTGCTGCTTCAAATTTCTGTGCTTTTTCTTTGAGACTATTGAGTTCAGAAGCAGTAATTTCCACTTTTTCTGATCCCTCGCCTTCACCCGTAGGGGGATTTGGGGGCTCAACAGGTGCAGGCGGCTCAACTGGCGCTGGAGGGGCTTTCGGTTTTTCTTCTCCTTTTTTTTCTCCCTCTCCTGCTGGCTCGTCTGCAATGATTTCCTTAAATTTTTCAATCTGATCGCCAACTAAAAGCGATTTGTTTTCCCTAACAAATGCCTTTTCTTCGGCTGTCAGTTCTTGTACTTCTTTTGCTGCGATTTCATCTAATTTCATAGTTTCTCCTTCTGTATAAACCGTTACTTCATGTGCGACTAACGGCTTTAACTTTTTGAAATATGGTATATTTGTCAATGCCGCCCCCACAATGACGTTTCGATACTCTTCGCCTGTTTCTGGATCTGGATATATAAACCACCACTCAGGGCTAATATATTTGTAAAGTTTATTTTTTAACTTGTCAACTCCAAGTGATGTCCACTCAACATTTGCACGCAGCACACCATCTCCTTTATGAAAAAGTTTTTTAATCCATCCTGCTGCTTCTCCTTCTTTGTCGTGCCGACAGTTTATTGGAAGTGAGTTATCTTCTTTATACTCGCCTTTTGCTCGTATGCCGCGCTCATAACTTTCAACAAAATGATCAAGATCAGCGGTAGTAATCTCAAAAGGACCGAGATCATGATTTTGATAGGTACCAACCTTCATTAACTCTATTTCTGTGGGAAGCTCGCCACTTTCAGAGGCTTCAATTTCTTTTATTGTATAAAACTTATTTACTTTCCTCATAACGTACCTCCTGTGGATCGGGTATAACTTTAATATCGGGCTTTGGCTCTACTTTGTCAACGTTTTCTGATTTCTTAACTATAATAACATCTTCCGGATTGTACCCGAAACGATCAATCCTATCTTTTTTGAGTTTCATAGTGTCTCCACCTCTATTACATTGTACTTGTCTTCAAAATATTTTCCAGTAACACGAAACGACTGATTTCGCTGCATAACAAACTCTCCCTCATCAATAAGATCATCGGTAATATTTGCGGGGAAAACCCCATTTGTGCCTTTTTTAGCTTTAATTTTAACGAGGTATACATTTCCATTGCCTCGCTCTTTTTTATCTACATAAAAATCTTTTCCTACAAACTCATAAAGCGAAGTCGAAATAAACCCCTTGTCGACAAATACATCACCAAGATCCATAGGTTTATCAAAAGCTGCTCCACGATACAGCGTAGTATTACTAATCAGTGAGTTTTTACTAATAGCGCTATCGAGATCGTTTATTATTTTCCTATCTTCCGAGTCAATTACCAAATCAGACCGTAAGCTCTTGTTTACGTTCACATACGCCATAGTCTTTTGATAATTAGCAATAGTTTCTTTTTCACCATCAGTATAATTACCTGTATGAGAAAGCATATATAAGCGTCCCGATACTGTATCATTTACAAAATTTTGATTATCAAGTGTTTTTTTGGGCTTAATAAGTATCCGTTTACCGTTTTTCAATGTTACCCACTTTCCAGCAGTGGGTATCGGCTCAGAGGCTTTTAACTCTTCAAAATCAGCAACAACCTCTAATTGTAAGTAACACCTACACCACGGGTGAGCAGTTGGTCCTTTCTTTCCATTGGGAAACAGCTCTTTATGTCCCACACTAATACCATTAAGCCCTTGGCAGATTTTACATGGTCGCACCTGTGTCGTTCTCCATGTTTTCATAACCACAATATCAAACTCTTTTACGATCTTATTAGCTGCTTCAAGGCGACCCTCAGTAAAGAAATTAACCGTTTCAGTGCTTGCGATAGTAGCTGCTCTCTTTGGGTTGTTGATAATCCGCGCAATACGGTTAGTAGCCTGATCTTGACTTTCTCCTAAATCTAGTGAAGTCAATATAGCGTTCTTTACTTGCTGTCGGGTGTATTTGGTAAGATCGGTAACTAACTGCCTGCTACCGTCAGTAAGGAGCTTGATGGCTCTAGGATCTTTTTGTGTGAAGCCAATAGGTATACGTGTTTCAATTTCAGTAAGCAATCCGCCTGCCTCAATAGCATATCCTAGCGTAGAGACAAGAGCTAACATCATAGCCGTATAAAAATCCTCCCATATCAAAGCGTTTTCATCGACAAGCAAATCGTCAACCTCATTTGCTTTGTAGTATGTCCAGTTCCACCAGTTAATAAACTCAGAAGAACGCTCTGCAATAGACCGCATGGCTTTTAATATTGCTTTTTCAGATTGAACGTTGGATTTCAAAAGAAGCTCAAACACTTCTGGGTTACTTTTGTAAGACTCATGCCAATCCTCCCCTTGTGAAGGCTCTGCTGCTATTTGATAGCTTAATAGTTCTTCTAAGAAGAAAATATCAGGATTTGTGTTTTCCATACACGATACCACGTAAACCATCACGGAAGGCTAAAAGAAAATTGCTTAATGCTTTTTTCTCACCCTCGTGCCCTTGCCCCATGCGTTTCGATGGATCTTTCTTCTTTGGTTTACGGGATCGGCACTCTGCAATCCTTCTGCGGAGTAAATCGCCTTTCTCCATCATATCGAGCTTTAATTTATATAGCTCTTGTTTTGTAATTTTTTCTCCCCGTGCTTTTCTTTGCAGTACCATTTTGCGAACACTTGCTTTATAGCTAATAAACTCGTTGCGGATACTTGCAAGCTCAGTACGATATTGTTTCTCATCTTCATCGTTTGTTTCGGCTGCATAATACGTTTGTGTCCACTCACGCAATGAAGCCTCTACCGCCTCCTTTTGTTCTTTTGTTAACTTGTCATACTCACCACCAAATAAAAGTTCTGTAGCCTGTTGCAGTTGCTTTTTACTAAATGGCAAAGCTGGTGCAGGTAATAATTGCTTCTCTTCCATTTCTCTAATTTCTTTATCAATAGTTTTTAGATCATCATCAAGGAAGTCATCTGGTATTTCCATGTTTTCAGGAAGCTCAGGCAACCCCATAATTTTACGTAGTTGCTTTTCAGTCTCCACATCAGGAGTAAGGAGCTGAGATGAAACAAGCGCAGAAACAGCTGTACTTAGTTTTGTATAGTCAATAGTTCCTATTTTTTCATGCTCTATGGTCGGATACTTTTCTGTTACAAAGTTCATATCAACCAAACGCTCTACAACATACTTCTGAACTGCGTCCCGTATTTGTTTTGCAATAGACTGTTCAGAAAGCAAAAAAAGCTCTGATTGATTTGCGCTTAACGAGTATGAACCCGTATTAACCGTCCCCAAGTTAAGAAACTGAGCCATAACAGATTTCACTATCTGTGTGTCGTGGTGCTTAATTGCTTCTTGTGGATCTTTAATTGATCCAGCTTTCATATCAATAAACCCTATGTCCCACCCATCAGGTATATTAAGATACCCTTTTTCATTAGCTCGCATGTTCTGTAGTAGTTCTTGAGCCTTTATTGTATCTGCTTTTGACGTACCTGGTTTTTTCTTTACGTATGGAACTCCTAGCCCTTGTCGTTCGTGTGCAACCGCCTCGATTTGATATAGTCCATCTTTAATATACCAATGCTTATACGCTGATCTGAGGATTGATTGACCATACCAATTATCACCCTCTTTTTCATTAACAAGGATAAGTAGTTTTTCAATAGGTATGTCCACCGTATTTTTCTCTATTGTGAACTGTTGTATGCCATTTTTACCATCTCGTGTCTTCCACGCAAGGATAGTATTGGGCAATCGTGGAGCAAGTTTTCTTAAACCTACATACTTTTTGCCTTGAAAGACAACATCTTTATAAACAATCTCCCATACAAAATGACCGTAATCGAGATAAAGAAGCGACTGACGTAAGAAGTCGTGCCATGTAATAGACATTTCATTGAACAACTGCTCATTGACAAAATCAGCAATATGTTTGTCTTCTGGACTTTCTGAGGCTGCTTTGATGTACCAATTAGCCGAGAGTATAGGAAGTTTCAGAGCAAGAAGAGCCACACGAACAGTAGCATCCCCCTTCCTCATGCGATCAACAGTTGTGTAGAGATTTGCACCTTGAAACTCATATAAATAATCAGCATTACTTATCATGCCGCCGATCATTATTGTTCCAGAAGCGCCAACCTCGTTTCGTATAGATACTTTTGCCATATTAGAAAACCTTACCTATAAGCCCCTTCGTAATAGGAGCGTATGCGGTTTGACCCTCCTCATCTACAGTATCATCTTCTCCAAAACTTCCCAATACCTCCATGGGGAAGAGTCGAACGATACCATATCGTAGAGCGTCAGGCCCATGATCGTTTTTTTTATCGGGTTTATCTTGATATGTACCGTCAGGATTACGACGCTTTCGATACATATTAAGCTCTCCTATCAATTTAACACACCGAGGATGGATGAGTATACGCTGTGACTTAAACATTGTCCGAAGCAGTGAAGCCCCGTTGTTTATCCGATAGACTTCTGCCTGTTCTGCGTCCTCCAATATAGGAGCGCCAAGTCTTGCACGTTCCGCTTTTTCATTAAGTCCCGCCGGATCTCCGATCCATCCTGTAAGAAAATCACTAAAATTATAATACTCTTTTTCTACATCAGGAACTTTGACTATATTTATTTTATGCTCTTCTCGCATTTTTTTTACAATATCCATTGTGATCGTATAGCTTTCTGTTCCTGTTCTGTATTGCTCATCAAATATATATACCGTTTTTTTGTCCCAATCAATTTGAGCAAACAACGCTACATCAGGATGATCTTCACCAAAGCCAAAGTCCTCAAAAATATAAAAATCAATCCGTGGGTTATACTCCCACTCGTAAAGATTGCCGACAGGATACGTAATTGCTTGAAACTGTGGATACATAAGCCCAGTACTTTCAGGCTTTTTACACATCCATTGCGACTCCCAGATATTAGGATCGAGCTTTTTCTTTTTACTGATAACATCCTTAAAAGAGTAAAAGCCGTCAGATTTCTTGCATGCTCCCTTACAGTCTTCGTGGTAAATAGAGGTTCGACACTCTTCCTCATCGTGCTGCTCGATAACCTCTCGTATACACCACTGATATAACTTAAACCCGTAAGCGTCCTTTTGATCAATAAGCCGAGACATTGGACCACCAAGAAATTTCCGAGTAGAAGTAATGATGTTTTGCCCTGTTATACCATTAGCAGTTCGAGCCATAGAAAATGCCTCTTGTAGAACCGTCCAGTTCATAAGATCAACCTCATCAAGAAATGCTTTGTTTGGATGTGGGGAGTTTACGCCTGTTATTGTACCCGTGAGGATTTGCACTAATGAACCGTTTTTGAAACTTGTTTTAGATATAAGCGAGCTTTGTACCTCTTCTGCGATATGGGGGTGTTCAAGAAACTTTTGGAAATACGAGTAACACTTGCTAGCTTGCTCTTGTATTGCTCCGATAGTTGCTGTTTCGCAGTTAGCGTGAGTAAGCGAGTTAATAACGTCGAGGATAGCAAAATTAATCGTCTTACCACCGTTTCGATTAGCAAGAGCGATAACGTCAGTATGATAACTAAAAAAAGTATCAGAAACAAAATCAAACGGAGCACAGTGATCCTCACATACTTTGTTGCGTGGTATATGTATGCCAAAATTGATTTTGATCCAGTCATGTAATGATGCTTTTGCAATTTGCCTCCACTCTTCATTAAGTTGACCTGCTTTATATATTTGCTTGAGTGTCGCTATCATTTGGGAGGCTTGAAAGTTTAGCGAGGTTTTTTGCGAAGGATTTAACGAGTTCTGCTGGTGCATTGATTGTGTGTTCATGTTTTACCCTTCCTTCCTCTTCCATGCGTATACCCAGTGCATACTCTTTTCTATTTGTTCGTTCGAGTAACCAAGCATAAGCGTGCCAGTCTTTAACTAATTGTTTATCAGCGTCATATGCTGCTGCTCGTATACCTGCAAGCCATAAGTTTTCTCTGACTGAAACAGCTTTTTTTACTTGGTCCGCAAACTCTGGAAACCGTGATTTCCACTCATAGTATGTAGCCTTAGAAATACCTGCTAAATATGCTGCATTGTTTTCAGTATTTCCTTTTTCTATATACTCACATATGCTTTTTAGCAGTTCTTTTGTGCGTTTTGTTGGTCTTCCTGACTTATTTATTTTTAGATTTTCAAATTTATACATAGTATACCTCGTTAGATATTATGATATATCATTTGGGTTTACTTGTCTACGGTAATGTTTATCTCTAAGCAGGAAAAACGGTACTTGCTTTTTTACTGTTTTGTACATTTACTGCATATCACCAATCTGTGTAGTACTTTTTTTCACAAGAGCTGCAATAGCTCATTGTTGTACTCCAACCGATAACTTTTCCACCACATAAACAGCGAGAAAATATATTAAGCATAATCCACCTAAACAATTTCATTAGCTTTCTCCTTTGGCTTTCGTTCCTCAACAAACATCTCTATATGGCTTGCAACAAAATCTATAAAGAGATTAAGAACCGTTGATGTAGATTTGATGTTTAGTTCTTTTTTTGCTTTAGTAATCGAGTTAATGAACTTGTCGTACCGTGTTTTTTCAGCAATATATATTAAGTCAACACCCGCAGTCTTTTTTTCTAAATCCTTTAATAGTTCATCCAATTTTTTGATTTCATAATCAGAAAAATAGAACAAAACCTCATTAAATCGCAGGCTGCCGCTGTCAATACTTAAAAAATCCAACTTGTCCTGATTAAGTTTTGAAAGATCAAACTCTGCACCAGATAAACGAAGCAACTCTGTGTTGTTGAACTGATTGGCAAGTTCAAGAAGCACAACATTTTGTTGATCCCCGTGGATTGCATTATGAGAAATCTGTATACGTAATGCGTCTTCTCTTGGAAGAGTAACTTCACACGTAACACACCAGTCTTCAACAATCCCTGCTGCGATAGCTGCTTTTACTCTATGATTTCCTGATGGTATGCCGTACCTACCATTGGGAAGCCTCATAACAAACGGATACTGAGTAAGTCGCCCATCCCTTTTGATATTTTCAACAAGCCTATCAAATTTTTCCTTAGGCATGATATTAGCGTTCTTCTCTAACGGAACAAGATCTTTTAGTATGTGTTTTTTTGGAACAACACACTGAGACAGTAGCTTTCTAAGCTCTTCCTGCGAGAGCTTTTTATCTGAAAAGTCTTGGTATGCATAATTTTTTTCGTCCATAATACCTTCCTATTTTCTAAACTCTTTTTTATGTAGCGTTTTGATGTTTGCTGTTTTTGTTTTTTTTGTCATATATTACCTATCAACTTTTCTAATAGATAGCCATTTTTGTAAAATATCTTTTTTATGAAGTTTCCCCATTTCGGTTACATAGTTAATAAACTGCATACCTGTTTCTCTATCTTTACCTCGATTAGCAACTTTCCAGAAGTTTCTATACTTCATTGAAACGGGCTTATCGGTAAAAGCCGTAGTTTTGATAAAATCAAAGTCAAAAACATACTTTTTTCGTATATACTCCCGAACAGAGCTGCAGGCCGAAAGGGCTGCTATAAGTTTTGCCACATCACCCACGTTCTCAACGGGAAGATCAGACAAAAGATAATAATAATCGCGTTTCCCTTTAATCTCTATAAGATTAACACCAAAGATCCCTATTATTTTATCTTCTGCAAATACACCAAATTTTATCATCGGTGAAGGGTATTTTTTTATTTTATGGGAAAGCCGAGATAAACGTATCGAGTCAAAAAGATCAAGCGGTATCTCTCGTATGTCAATGTTTGTGTTAAGGTTTATGGTAAGCAAGTCCTCTTTTGAAGCTATTTTTACACCATACGTTTTTGCCACAAATGATGAGTCTATTTTTGCAAACTTCGTATCTGTTTTGAAATTACTGATAAACGTAACCATTTCTGTTTGAGTAAAATAATCATAACCAACACAATAAACTTTTGGATCGTTCTGAAAAAATGCACCTTTATTTGTTACGATAACGTAATCAGCCTCTTTATATTGAAGTATGCCTACCATAGAAAGAAGCGAGGTGTCCGTAAACATTTTGTACTTTGTGTGAAGTTCAGGAGCAATAAGCGTTTCACCAATAAACGTATATTGCTTTTCGTAGCCGCCCTTAAAAAATGGGGGGAAAGCAATAAACAAATCACCTTTTTTACAACGCTCTACAAAATCAATAACATCCTCTCCTTGATAGTAAAACGGTACTTTTTTACTTTTTATGTAGTCTTTTTGTTCGTGTAACCGTAAAACCTTCTGCTCGATTATTTCTTTATAAGAGATAAGGTAATTTTCATACATCCTGCTTACGTAGTAATTTTTATGATTTACATAATCGCTTATATCTTGAAGATAAAGAACAACAGCCGTTTTGTACTCAAGCCCACGATCTATGTATTGTCTTAAAAAGTGATACTCAGGTCTTAAATCCGATATTTCAATAGAGTAATCTCGATCTGTAAGAAAATACCCAATTGCGTTAGTAAACATTGAAACGTCAGAAGAAAATATAGCTTTTGGCTTGAGGTTTCGTAATATCAACATCTCAATAGTAAACGCGCCCGAACACCCCACATAAACATTTTCTAACGGTTTGTTACGCAGAAGATCCATAAGTATTTTACGTGAGTTGTTTTTAATAACGCCCTTGAACATACTAAATAACTTCCCCTGCAGCGCGCAGATCTAATCCCCATATGCTGGTTTTTTTAGAGCGAAATTACGGTTTTGAGCCGTAGCCTGCTGGCTGGTAGCCAGCCGTGCTGTCAATTACACCAATTTCGCAACAATTTGGTCTAAAGTAACTAATTTATAATCTGTTTCTTCAATCGCTAATTTTACATGTTTATTTGTTACCCACGGATACCCGCTAGATCTGTAATCGTTATTGTGCAAATGACCGTGTATATTGTAATCAATACCCACTAAATATGGCTGTGGTTCATGACTAAACAATAACTTTTTACCACCATGCTCGTAAGTAAACGTGTTTCCTACCCAATCCCATCCGTGTCTCAAATACCAGTCGTTTGATTTTTTATCGTGATTTCCCAGAACTAACCATAATCTTGCGTCAACCGATTTTCTTAACCATGTATGTACGTTTTCGTCATTTCCAATACAGACATCACCCAAACACAACAACACATCTTCTTTCTTAAGATTTGCTTTTACTATGTTTTTTGATAAACGCTCTTCAAAGTCTTTTGGTCTTCCAAGCTCAATAAGTTTGTCGTGATTGAAATGTGGATCTGTAAAGATATAAATCATTGTAAATGCCTCCAAGATCATGCTTCTTCTTCCAATATGATAGTGTCATTGTCTGCTTTTGTCTGTTTTGGTTTATCCCATGCGTCCGTTGGGTCATCTGGAGGAAACTTCTCACCATTAGCATTTACATATGGTTCTTCTAGCGGTGCTTCTTCTTGCCTTGCTGCTTTTTGACCGTTGCTCATTGGGATAACATTTTGCGCAACTATTTCGCTTGTATAACCAATTGTTCCGTCTTTTTTCTCGTAGGTTCTGTTTTCTATCCTTCCATCAACATAAACCTTGTTTCCCTTTTGGATTTTTGACGAAACAAACTCAGCCATCTTTTGCCAAACTAAAACCCGATGAAACGTAGGAAAATCTTTATACGTTCCGTCTTCCTGCTTAACAGATCTGTTTGTAGCAACAGAAAACTGACAAACAGGTGTTCCACTCGGTGTATATTTTAGTTCAGGATCTTTTGTTAAGTTTCCCACTAGCGTTACATGATTTATAGAAAATGCCATACGTCCTCCCTATGAGCCCATCGCAAAAACAAAATGATAGGTATAAATGCCATGAACAACACTATTGAAAGTGATATTTCAAAAATGTCATATAACTTTTTAGTTATGTTCATATACCCTCGCTTAATCCCTGCCCAAGATTGAAAGCGAGGGGGTATACAAACACGACTTGCGTCGGATATACCCGCATAATTACCGATATTTTGTTAACGTAAACCCTTTTGCAAAGTAGCTAAATATATCATTTACCACCCAAGGGATAGGAAAGATAAAAAAGCTGGCAATAGCCCAAATAACCATCCGCATCAACAGTTCTAGTCCGCCATTTTCATATTTTGCTTTATACATATGCCTCACCTCCTATCTTAAAAATCTTAAAAAGACAAATACGTTTGCAATCAAAAGCACAATTGCACCGCCTACAAAAACCCAAAAAAATACACTTTCAGCAATATCCCTTTTTATTTCCTGCTTATTAACAGGTGTCATAACAAACGTCTTTACTCCATGCTTTGCAACATCTTGAGCCTTGACTATTTTTGCCTTTATACGTTCGTTTGGCTTAATGAAGTTTTCCTCTTTAGCCGAACCCACTTTGTTGTTTCGATCAAATGGCGCTACGTTTTTTGCCTTAGATTTTTTACTAACAAACCTGCCTGTTTTTATGTCTCTGCGCTGCATAACGCCTCCTTTCAATTTACTGACTCGTGTTTTATCGGTGGCGGTTTTATTTTTTCAGCCGATACAGGAGCAGTCATAACAAAGCCTTCGCCGCCGTTCTTTTCTATTTGAACCCGTGCAAAAGCCTGAAAGAAAATATCACCAAGAACCCCATCTTTCTTGAAAACTTGATACAGCAACTCTTCAATCATTTCTTCTGAACCAGCTACAAAAACATCTTTTTGCCCGTGTTTTCCATTATCTAAATCTACTTCCAAATGCATAACCGCACGTCTATCGCCTGAGTAATCCTGCTTATGAGCCTCTAAATAGTTCATGGACTTGTTATTGCTTGTAACAAAATTAACAATGAGGTTGCCGTTGATAAATGAAATCCTACAAGCCGCCAACCCGTTTTCTTCTAGGATGACTTCGATTGTTTGACCGTTTTCAAGATCAAACTCTTGTTTACTATTGTGTTTAATTATTTTAGTTTTCATATTTGTTATATAAGCATTTGTTGAACAACAACTTTTTTTGGCTCAACTTTTACATGCTTGTATGGATTTTGCCACTCTTCACACGGATAACCGTGTTTATTAAACCACTCTCGAACTATGTCTCGATGACACCAATTATTTGCTTTGCTTGTGTCTTCCCAACACAAAAGTATTTTGTTTTCACAAAACTTAGCCATTTTATGAACATTTATTGATTGTAATTGTTGGAGAAACATAGTTTTGAAGCGACTGTAGTCGTTCATTTTTATCATTGCCCATGAACGGGGAACTAGTTTAATTATTTGTGGACCTGAGAAGTTTTTAGGAGCGCTGCGGGATATTGACACAGCGTTTGGCTGATTAAAAGCAGTAGCGTAATTTGATGTGTATATCATAACCTATTTCCTGTTTTATGTAATTATATTTTATTATGTTTAGTGATCTTGTGCAATAGAGAAATTTGTTTTTTCATCCTTCTTTTTTTTACGACAAACAGGACACCGACGAGGTGCAGAAAACTGCATTGTCTCGAAAAATTTTTGCTCTCCTGCCGTAAAAAGAAAAATATCATGACAGGAAACACACTCAACTTTAATATCTATATATGTTTTATCCATAATAGTTTTATGTTCATAATACCCCTTCTGGTAACGACAATCCTAGTAAAACTAGATTTTCTAGGTGTCGTTTCCTCATAAATGCGTTTGCTTCTTTATTGTACTCACACAAGTTGTGATGATGATTACAAAGCAAACAAGTATGAAAAATATCGTGCACGGCAAGACCGCTAGAGCGTTTATCAAAGTGATGAAATCCGAGATTAAGACTAGTGTGGCAGATGACCCACTCACAGGTTGTGATACCAAGTTGTTCATACTGCATTTTTAGCTTTTCCCGTTCCCGTTCCCACTCTAATGTTTTTTTGCCTTTTGCGATCATTTCAAAATTATCCTTCTTCGTTTAGCAAGCTCTGTTATTACGTCTATTTCGCTAAACGGTGGATAATTTCCTTTTACTTTTACGACTTTCGTCGAAAGCGCCATTTTCATTTCTTGTTGTCTTTCTTCTTTTTTACTTAATTGCTCGTTTGGATCGTCAGCAACAGTATCATCAATAACCGCCTCAACAATATCTCCTTTTGTTTCTATTTTTTTGTGTAAAATGTCGCCAATCCACACTTCAATTACGGTATATGTCCCGTCGCCTTTTTTAACCGTATTAGTGATTTTATACTCTCTAGGAACTAACATATGTTGTATAAATTATCATAGCTTCATACCACTCTGCTTGTAAATTTCCACCTACCGAAACACCACATTGATATTTTATGTCTTGAACATCCTTTTTTTCTATTTTTTTTAGAAAACCGTTTACGCTTTTTTGCAATGACTGTCGAGAGGTGGAAGAAAACAATTTTATCTGAACTACACAAACGGTATCAACGCTTCCTCCCCCACTTCCTCCCCCACGATTACTCCTGTTTTGTTTTTGCATATATCTTTTTCAACTCGATCAACAATAAGTTTTAGCGTTTCTGCTATGATTAGTCGTTCCTCCCTTTCGAGTTTATCTTTTGTGTTTTCCATTTGTTTTTTTCGTCAATTAGCTTTATAATTTTTTTATATAGATTAATTAACTCTTCTTTGTTTAATGATCCTATATGTCCAGTCCGCGTATTTCTTTTTAACCAAGTATACATTTTTTTTCTTTGCTCTTGATTTTTATAATCCCACAGTTTGCTTGCTAGGCTGTGAACCAGTTTTCGCAATTTACGAGTCTCATAATCCCCTGGTGTCCCGACTGGTCTACCCGTAAAGTGTGCTATGTGCATACCCCTGCAAGATGGATAACGCAAACAACCAAAATATCTTTTTCCGTTATCCCATGTTCGCAACACCATTTCTGATCCGCAATCTGGACATCGCATATCATATCACCCAAATGTACAAGTACTCCCGTGCTCATTATCTTGTGGAAACAGCTAAGATTTCTTCTTGATACAGCTCAAGACCCGAAATCTCCCGTACCCCTTCCCGTATGGCTTCGTTAACCGCTACTTGATTAAGTGTTTTATACTCGTCCGGAACTTTAGAGAAATCAGTAATTTTATATTTCCAAATTTTACGACTTTGAGTATATCCTACCGTGTTTTTTGGTCTTTCCATAACAACTGGCGATGATACGTTATGACCTTTTTTTTCATGAGCTTGTTGTATTTTTCTTCGTCTTTCTTCTTCTTTAGCAATCCTTTCTTGTTCAGCTTGTCGCCATAAAAGTATTTTTTTTGAAACCGTTGCTTCAGCTTTTTCTAATGGTAATGCAATTTCTTTGAACGTCGCATTGATATTTCTTAACGACTCGTTAATAGGCTTAGTAAACGAAACTCTTTTTGCTTCTATGTTTTTTAGAGCAACTCGTACTTCTTGTAAAAATTTTGAGGCGTTATATTGGTCTTCTTCTGAAGAAACCACAATTTCTTCTGAACGTGTTACAAGTGGGTGCGTAGACTTTTTTATCTCCGCAATTTCTGTAGATATATTTTTCATATTGCTCCTTTCAAATTACTTTTTTCCTGTTTCTTAGTTCATAGTATCACGATATATAACAAAATGCAATAGGGTAATTATGCACGAAAATAATGTTTTCTAAATGCTTCTAGCTGTGTTGTTTTTACATACTGATAGGGAAACCCGTGTACGATTTTCTTTTGCTCTAAGTTCCAAAACATGTCAAAGCTAATAACCCCTGCAATATGTAATCTCATGTGTTTCAAATCAACCTTACAAAAAACGTAAAAATCCATTGGTTTTTCTTTTGACTCAATTTTCATACCGTGATGAGTGTTAGGATATATGATTTGACACGGTGTGCCGTCTGGAAACGTGCCAATATCGCTTCCTTTGATGTCGTATGTGTTTCCACGCAAAATAAAGTCGTAGGAGTCTTTATGGAGGCTTGGATCGTAGTATTTTGTTTTTGCTTCAAAACCCATACCCAAACAGTTTTCCACATAATGAAATACGCCGTTTTGTGCTATTGATCCGATGATGTCTCTTTTTTCACTTATCCTCATAGTTGTTGGGTTATTAACTCCCTTTTGGCTTTTTAGCGCCCCATCCTCTTCAAGAGCAAGATTATACAACCAGTCCTCTATTTCTACGTGAACACAGTCCCCATAACACTTAGCTTTTTCGTTCATAGTGCCTTCCGTTGTTTCTACACATTTTTTCTTTGTCTTTGGGATCAATATACCAATAACCACAAAACTCGCAACGCAACAATCGTGGACGTAACGTTAGGTCTTTTATACCTGTTGTAATTTTTTTTATTTCTACCTGCAGCTGTTCTGATCCCCAATCATTTTGATCTGCTTTTTCTAGCCACTCTTTCGCGTTTGGTTGTGCTGCAACGGCTCGGAAGTGTGTCCAAGAAAGTTTTTTATACTCTTCTCTCATCTCAACAGGGATTTTTCTCGCAACCTCTCTATAACGATCAATAGATGATTTAGGTATCCCGACTTTCGTCGCAAAATCCTCAAGACCAGGATAGCCAAACTTTTGATGGATTACCGCTGCAATGTCTCCAATAATCCACCTTGCTTCGTCGTATGCCTCTCTTGCCGTCATGCCCAATGAAAGAAGGGCCTCATAGTCAAGCTGGTAGAGATTTATATTAGTCCCTATAGCGATGGGGTTAATTTCCTGTTTTTGTTCCATATTTCCTTTCCTCTAGCCCAACCTCCCACCTCAATAATGCGGTTTCGTACGTTGCTGCATTAAGGCAGGTGGGAAGTTGGGTTAGACAAACACACTTCCTGTTTCTCTGCACGCCTTTTTATATAATCCGTATATTGGTTTTTGCATAAACTCGTTTGGGTCTGTTCCTTGCGGTTTTTCAATAGGAGCGTGATTTTCTCTGTACAGACGACTAATGCGTTTAATTTGAGCGACTTTGCTGTATTTCTTTTCTCTAAATGCTTTTTTCATCATTTCAAATAATTGTGCTGGTTTAGAACTTTGGCACACTTCATAATACCTGTTCCATTGATACCACATTTTTCGTTTTTCAACATCAGGTAAAGCAAGCCACGCAAGATATATCCGTATTTCATCCGTTCCTTCTAGTTTGTTTTTTATTGCGTACCAATCAACAGATTTTTCTTTTTTTTTCATACAAGCCTCCCTCGTTTGTCTTCACCGTCAAGTTTTATAATCTGACACATTTCCAAAATCCGAGAAGCCACCCTGTCCCCGATGGCCTGTGCGACCTCGCCAAGAGTTTTATTGCTTGTAATAATGAGCTTTCCACCGTTTTCATACCTAGTGTTGATAAGAACATATAGCATTTCCAGCACCCACTCTGTGGGTTTTTCTGTTCCTATGTCGTCAAGCACTACATACTCATATCGGTTAATTTCTTCCAAAAACTCTTCTATGTCTTGCTCTGCGTCATCGTTATAAAGTGATCGCATGTAAATAAGCAAGCGGGGCATGTTGTAAAATTTGACAAGTTTTGGATTATACGCCTCTTCGTGTTTTCCAGTATTGATATACGACCCGTTTGACATTTCATAGTTATCTCTAAACACTTTTATTTTTTTAGCTTCTAAAAGATCACCCGCAAGATCAACCGCAAGCTGTGTTTTTCCTGTGCCAACTTTTCCAAAAATGAACACTCCCCGAACATCAAGAGTTTGTAAAATTGCCTTGTAGTCAAGTCGATAATCCTGTTTATTTGTCTGTTTTAGGTATCGCTGTGGAACACCAATAGACAAAAGAGCTGATTGCGTTGGGTTAAGCGTACTAGTTAAATTTGTCATATTTAGAAAAATCCTCCCCCTCAAACCGCTTTTGTGTTGGTTTTGAAAACGACTTATTTTTGAAGTTTTGACTACAAACAGTCCAATCCTTAAAACGCTCAAATCCTCTCGTAAGAAACTCTACCGCTGTCCATTTGTGTTTCCAGTAGTACTCTGGCGAGTTCAGTATTTTTGCGTAATTTTTCATCGCTAACATAATATCTTCTTGTTTATATCCCTCTTTGATTAAACCGTTTATTGCCCTCTTAAACTGTTCGTATGTTTTTCCTTGACTTGTGTGTTTTATTATCCCCAAAGAGTTCCAAAGTTCAAAAACCGCAGTATATGTATTACTAATCTCTTTATCTAATATACTCTCTATATCTATGGTGTCATTTTTGACATGGGGGGTGGTGTCATTTTTGACATGGGGTGGTGTCATTTTTGACATGGGGGTAGTAATAGAAATATGTCTGCTAACAAACTCTTTTTTTTCGTTTGTAACAATTTCAATGTTTATAAAACCAGCTTTTTTCAGCTCCACCAAAGCACGCTGCAACGACCTAAGCATAAGACCGGTCCCCAAACATAAATACTCGTTTGAGGCGTAACAGTATCCGTCTTTTTGACTTAACGCATAGATCCTTCCATACAAATACTTTGCCTTAATAGAGATGTTTGACCCAGCCACAAGCGGCGGTATAATTACCCAATAATTTTGTTCCATACATCCTCCTTATTTTGAACCGTACATGCGGTCTTTTATTTCTCGAAACGCTTTGTATAACGAGCGAGCGTCAACCATAATTTCATTTTTCCAGTAACGATCCACGTCAGCGCGGATTTTATCGTGTCCATTGGTGTCAATGTTGGGATCTGAAAAAACGAAGAAAAATGTTTTTTTGCCCTCCTCCTCGGTTTCTTGAAGTTCGTCAATAGTATAACCAAGACAAAGAAGCGTAGAAGCTAAATAAATATCTTTAGTTTTGTAGCCTGTTTTCATATACATATCACCTCCTATTTTATGATATTTTATTATATATTTCAATACTTACTTCGATTGCCTTCACATATATCGTAGTAGTGCCAATTGCGATAGCTGGGTTCAAATTTCTCGTTTTTTATCCCCTCTATGATCTTGTTTACCCGATCAAACCACAGGACGTATGCGTTAAAATCAACATAACTATCACAGATAACAAGTTTCGGTACTTTGTTTTTTACAAATAAATTAAACCGTATACCTTTAGCGTCTTTTTTGTAGGTACGCCAAAACCAATACGCATACGCATTGATTTGAAAGTGGTTATCTACTTTTGCTTGCGTATACATAGATTTTGCTGTTTTGTGGTCAATAACCGTATCATCTCTTAAAAGATCAATCTTTCCGCGCATAATAAAACCGGTGTCTTTTTTTGTAGACGGATCAATTATCGGGATAGTAAAACTAAACTCGCACAAATCGTAGTCTTTTGGAGCATTATAAATAACGGTGTACTGGTCAAACATATCTTTAACGTAATAATCCATAGGAGGTATAGCAATGCCCTTGTGGTAGTGTTCGATTGCTTTATGCAGTAAAGCCCCCATCTCCGCCTCTGGGCTTGGCGGCTGTTGAAGCCCCATTATTGCTGAGTAGTAAAAACACCTAGGACACCACTCATACATTTCATATTGGGTAACACGGAACGATTTTTGTTTCATATAACCTCCCTGCCGACCCCGAACAAATCGGGATCAACGGCAGGTTATTTGCTCTGCAAAGCAGACAGTTTTTTTGCTACAGCTTGTCGAAACAAATACATTTCTTTTCCAGAAAGTTTTTTGTTTTGAGCATTTTCTGTTATCACTAGTCCCTCATAAGACTTTAACGCTTGTGGGTTTTTGAAGCCAAGTATTTTTTCAAAATATGGCTTTAACACCCCTGCTTCATTTTCCGTAGGAACAGCAATCTCTTTTGGCGCTGACAGCTCTAACACATTTCCTTTTTTTAAGAACTGCGCAATCATTTGCTTAATAAAAGTTACAGGCAAAAGCTCTTGCATAGCGTTGCGTTTTGCCTTTGAAGCTCCCTGCTCAAACCAAAATGTGTTTTGAACAATTGCTCCCTTCGCTTTCATTTTTCGCCACTGAGACTTAAACCCAATAGCTGTTCTACCAGTTCGCAACTCTTTAGCATACGCAGTAAAAAGAACATACTCTTTGTCTTCTGGATCTGGTTGAAACTCAACTTTTTCAATAACAATAACGTCTTTTTCTTTTCGTGCAAGTTGATACGCTGTTTCCTTTGTTCCCACCCAAGAAAGACCAGTTATTTCTTTTCCGTTGCTGTCTCTGAAGCGATATACCAATTGTTCTGCTACCTCTGCCGGCATGCCTTGTGCTTCTGCAATGATTTGAGCCTCGTCAGCCTTATCCATTAACTGAAACGCAAGACTTTTTGTGTCTCTTTCTTCTGTTGGTTGTATTATTTTTACTCGTGATTTAGGCATGTTTACTCACCTCCTTTCGTATAGATGAAACTATTTGTGGATTTGTGGGATCGTGAAGAACTAGCTTAATATGAGAGCACTGAACGTGCTTGAAGAGAAACGCTGGACAACTACACTTGATCTGATTTGTGGTTTTGTTTTGCCAAACAGCGTACTGTTTTAGCGGATCAGTGTTAGACTGAACCGCATATATTACGATTTCATTTTTCATATACATATAAACGACTTACGTCGCATTAAACCGCAGTATTTCCGAACCTTTTACCCGAAAATATGCCATACCTTTCATACCAGTAGCGTAATTTTGAGCACGAAGTTTACCTGCTCTGATTAAGCGTAATATGAAATTGTAGTGCGACAGGTAATGATTGCCGGTTGATGTAATCCATCCGTTTCGTGCTATTTCTTTAGGCACATAAAACTTATCAGGATCTATAGTTTTAGTACTCATAATTATTATATGTTATCACAGTTCGTTATATATTTCAATTAGTTTTGCTTGACAACGTATCTTCTAAATACATTGAAATAGCCAAGGTGATAATAGATGAAAGAGCCGTAGTGATTTTTTCTTTATTTCCCGACTCTAACAACTCTTTGTTTGAGTCATAAAATGCATAAGCAATAAAAATCGCTTGTTTTCCCCAAGCCCTTATCACAAACTCGCTTACTTTATCTATGTTTTTATACTTTTTTTGATAATCACTCATAACATCCTCTATTGTGCCGTTTATTTTTTTTCTTTAAGCACATTTTTTTTATTATT